AAAGTATCACGCGCAGTTTCTTCAGCGGCTACTAACGCAACTGCTTCAGGAACTGGTTTGCTCATTAAGAATGATGACCACTATGAACTAAACTACGCAAATGGACAGGGTGAAGTCGGTGAATTTGCCGCTATGTATCCTGGTCTTTTGGGTAACTCACTGACAGTATCTATCGCAGATAGTGCTTCGTTTGATTCTTGGGATTACAAATCAGAGTTTGATACATCTCCGGGTCACAACGAATTCCTTATGAATAAGGATACAACTTCTGACCCAGATACTGGAAACTCAAACATCAATGACGAAATTCACGTTGTTGTAGTTGACCGTCTTGGTCTTTTCTCTGGTGTTAAAGGAACTGTTCTAGAACGATTCCCATTCCTATCAAAATCACCAGATGCTAAAACCGAAGCTGGAGCTTCTGCTTACTATGCACAGGTTCTTAACAGACAGTCACAGTTTGTTCGTTGGATGGACCATCCTATTGATGCTGATGGTGCTCCATCAACTAACTGGGGTACTTCATTCCTAGGTGATGATACTATCACTTACACACTACTAACTACACCTCTTACTCTAGACCTTTCTGGTGGTAACGATGGTAACGGTGCTCTAACAGCGGCTGACTTCATCAATGCGTTTGATATGTTTGCTGACCCAGACGAAATTGATGTATCTCTACTACTTGCTGGTGGTGATGGTCCATTTGTAATGTCTACTGGTCTTGATTACACAACTGTTATGGCTCGTGTTGCTCGTATTGCTTCTGACCGTAAAGATGCTGTAGCGTTTGTTTCTCCACTATACGCAGATGTTGTTAATAATGCTGGTAGCGAAACTACTTCAGTTCTTGACACTCTACGCTTGGGTGACAATCAGATGGCTATGAGTCATTCACAGAACTCTTACGCATTCGCTGACTGTAACTGGAAATACCAGTATGACAAGTACAACGATGTTTACCGTTGGGTTCCTGTAAACGGTGATATTGCTGGTCTATGTGCGGCAACTGATAACACTCGTGACCCATGGTGGTCTCCTGCTGGTTTCAACCGTGGCAACATCAAAAATGTTGTTCGTCTTGCTTGGAATCCTAAGAAAGCAGACCGTGATGACCTTTACAAAAACAGTGTTAACCCTGTTCTTAACTTCCCAGGTGACGGTACTATCCTTTACGGGGATAAAACAATGCTTGCTAAACCTTCAGCGTTTGACCGTGTTAATGTTCGCAGACTGTTTATTGTACTTGAAAAAGCTATTGCTATCAGTGCTAAATACTCACTCTTTGAATTCAACGATGCCTTCACTAGAGCACAGTTTGTAAATATGGTTGAACCATTCCTACGTGATGTTCAGGGTCGTAGAGGTATTTACGATTACAGAGTAGTTTGTGACGAATCAAACAACACTGGCGAAGTAATTGACAGAAATGAGTTTGTGGGTGACATTTACATTAAACCTGCTAAGTCTATCAACTTCATTCAATTGAACTTTGTTGCTGTTAGAACTGGTGTTGACTTCTCAGAAGTTGTTGGTAAGTTTTAATAAATAGTTCTAAGAATTAGATAGATAAAGGAGAATAATAATGGCATTTTCAATTCAGAATTTTGCTTCAAACGTAATGAAGAGTGGTGGTGCTAGACCTAACCTATTTGAAGTTAGACTAACAGACCAAGGCTTCGGACAAGACTTTTCCTTTTATTGTAAGGCGGCTTCTTTGCCGTCTTCAATAATCGGACAGGTAGACGTTCCATATTTCGGCAGACAGGTAAGACTTGCTGGCGATAGAACTTTTGAAAACTGGAATATTACAGTTCTTCAACAGGAAACTATGGACCATCATGCCAAGTTTGAAGAATGGATGCATAAGATTAATAATTATGCGGCTAACCTAGATACTACCGATGGTGTTGCTGGCTACAAAGTAGACGCTGAAGTAATTCACTACACTAAAGCTGGTGAAGAAAACAGACGCTACAAGTTCAAAGGTATGTTCCCAATTAACTTGGGTGCTGTTGAACTAGCTTGGGATTCTAACGATGCTGTAGAAGAGTTCACTGTTGAACTTACTTACGACTACTACGAATCATCTGCCGCACTAGCTGGTAGCGCACTTTCTTAAGGTGAATTAGGACTATATTATGGCGCTTGACATTTTTGGATTTACCATTTCAAGGGGGAATAAAAAACAACAGGAACAAGAAAAAACTGTTGTTATTCCCCAGAATGATGATGGAAGTATTGTAGTTCAAGATAATGGGATATATGGTCAATTTCTTGATTTTGAAGGAAACTTTAAAAGTGAAGTTGACTATATTCGCAGATATAGAGAACTAGCAAAACAACCAGAAGTAGATATTGCGATTGATGACATAGTTAATGAGGCGATTGTTACTGATGAAGAAGATATTCCAGTAACAATCGACCTTGATGCTGTAGACCTATCAGATAATATCAAAGAACGTATTCGCGATGAGTGGAAAACAATAGTACGCTTGTTGGATTTAAAAACAAACGGATACGAAATATTCAAAAAATACTATGTGGATGGAAGAATATACTTTCACATGGTAGCAGATTCTAAAAAACCCCAAAAGGGCATTGCTAAGATACAGTATATCGACCCACTTAAAATCAAAAAAGTAAAAAAGATTTTAAAAGAGAAAAATCAGAAGGGTATTGATGTAGTTGTTGGAACAGAAGAAGCTTATGTTTATAGTGAGCAAGGTTTCGATAACGGTGTTGAAGGTGTAACTCTATCTCCCGATTCAATTTCATATGTAACATCTGGATTGGTTGAAGATAAATCAGGTGTGGTACTAAGTCACCTACACAAAGCAATGAAGACCGCAAATATGCTTAAAATGGCTGAAGATGCTTCAGTTATTTACAGACTATCTCGTGCTCCAGAACGCAGAATTTTCTATATTGATGTTGGTTCACTTCCTAAGAATAAAGCTGAAGCTTACCTTAAAGAAGTGATGAATAAATATAAAAACAAAATGATTTTCAATGCTGAAACTGGCGAGATGAAAAACGAAACAACTCATATGACGATGACCGAAGATTATTGGTTGCCGCGTAGAGAGGGTGGTAAAGGTACAGAAATTGATACTCTTCAGGGTGGTCAAAATCTTGGAGAAATGGATGATATTCTTTACTTCCAGAAAAAGCTTTACAAATCATTGAATGTTCCTGTTTCTAGATTGGAACAAGAAAATGGGTTTAACTTAGGAAGAGCAACAGAAATTAGTCGTGATGAACTTAAATTTGGTAAGTTTGTTAATAGATTAAGAAAGAAATTTAGTGAGAATTTCGATAATATATTGAAAACTCAGTTGCTACTTAAAAAGATTATAACTCATGACGAATGGGAAGCAATTCAAACGGATATATACTATGATTTCATTAAGAATTCATATTTTGTAGAATCCAAAAAGAATGAAATTTTATCGGCAAGACTTTCTCTTTTGAGAGATATTGATGATTATGTTGGTAAATATTTCTCTAAAGAATACGTTCAAAAAGAAATACTTATGATGAACGATGATGAAGTTCAAGCTATCGAAACTCAGATGGAAAAAGAAAAACCTGATGAGCCACAAGAAGATGGGAGTACATGGTAATGGCTATAATTATGGGAGGTAGCGGAGCGGCTATCTATGAAAAGAAAGTACCAGAAGAAGTTACAGAAGTTGTAGAAGCCCCTGTAGAGGCTTCAGAGCCTGTAGAGGAAGTTATTGATGAAGTCGAAGAGGAAGTTGTAGAAGCTCCTGTAGAGACTTCTGAAGAGGTTGTAGAGACTTCTGAAGAGGTTGTAGAGGAAGTTGTAGAAGCTCCTGTAGAGGCTTCTGAAGAGGTTGTAGAAGCTTCAGAGCCAGTAGATGAAACTGTAGAAGTTACAGAAGAGGCTCCAGAAGAAGAGAAAAAACCTCGTAGAAAAAGAAAAACATCTAATAGGAGAAAATCATGAGTAATCTAGAAGGATTTATCAAAGATTTGGTTTCTAAAAAGCTAAGCGATGCTCAACAGAAAATTAATGATACTCTACAAGCCAAAGCTCTTGAAAAAATTGATTCTATGCGTCCAGAAGTTGGAAAGAATCTTTTGAGAGTTGAAGAAGAGTTGGAATATGATGGTGAAGAAGAAGATGTTGAAGAGGGTCTTGCTCCTGTAAAAAAGCGCATAGACCCCGCAAAGCGTAGAGAAGCGGCTAAATACTACAGAACAAATAAAGTTAAGATTAAGCAACAGCAAAAGAAATATAGAAAATCTGCTCAAGGTAGAAGAACTGCTGTTAAAGCTAAGAGATTTGAAAAAGTTGGCAAAACCTCAACTGGTAAAAGAAAATCTCAAATCTTGAATAAAAGATTAACAAAATAATTCAAGGACATAACTATGAAGCTTGTAACAGAATTGGTAGAAAATGTACAATATATTACTGAAGGAAAGGGTGAAGATAAATCTCTTTATATCGAAGGTATTTTTCTACAGTCTAATATAAAAAATAGAAATGGTCGCGTTTATCCTAAAGAAGTGATGGAGCGCGAAGTTAATAGGTACATTAAGGAATCTGTAGACGCTAAGCGAGCTTTTGGCGAACTAGGTCATCCAGAAGGTCCAACTATCAATTTGGATAGAGTTTCACACATGATTACCTCACTTAGAGAAGATGGCGACAACTATGTTGGTAAAGCCAAAATCATGGATACACCACATGGTCGTATCGTTAAGAACTTTATCAACGAAGGTGCTCAGTTGGGTGTATCTTCAAGAGGTATGGGTTCTATTAAAGAACAAAATGGTATTGCTTATGTTCAAGAGGATTTTTATCTAGCAACGGCTGGTGATATTGTTGCTGACCCAAGTGCTCCAGATGCGTTTGTGAACGGTATTATGGAAGGCAAGGAATGGATTTGGGATAATGGAATTATCCATGAATCCGAAGTCGATAAAATGCATAA